TAATGAAAGATAAGTTAAACTACAATCCTTATGGTACACCTGATGAAAGAAAGATTGCTAAGATGTTAGATGGTCTTGATAATTGGGCAATGAATTATGATGGTAATATGAGAGAATCAGTAATCAATGAAATCACACTCGGAAAGTTGGCAACAAAATATAAAAATAAAGAAAAATTTATATCTGCTTTCTTTGCACTCATGAAAAAGAATTATGGTCCAACTTTTAAAGATTTTGAAAAGGATAAAAAGTATAGAGATGCAATTGGTAAGGTTTGGGATAACCAACATGGTGTTAAAGAATCAGTAATCAACGAAATCTCAGCTGAAGGTGGATTAAAAAGAGTAATCAAAGGACAGACTCGTGAAGTAGAAGGAATCAAGTTATCTGTACCAATGGCACAGGCGATGTTAGATTGGTTTAACTCTTCACCATATGGTAGAAAATATCCAAGAGCTAAAAAAGCAAGATTACATTTATCTTTAGGTATCATGATGGGATTCGGATTAGAGAGATACGCTAAACATAAAGGTGCAAAAGACGAGTTGAAGTATATCAAGACTTTAGCAAAGGCAATGAGAGAAGACAATACCTTAAGAGAATCTACAATCAAACATTTGAAATCATTGAATGAAGGTAAATACAATTTCAAAGATGACGCAATGACTGCATATATGAAAGGTAAAATCTCTGCACAAGAATTAGATAAGATTGCAAAAAATGATTTCAAATCATCAGTAGCAACTAAAAAAGAATTACAAAACTTTCTTGACTCAGGATACATGAAAGAGTTGATGGCAAACACATACGGACTCAAAGTACCTGCTATGGAAAAGAAAGTTAAAGAATTAATGAAGTACGCAAGTTAAGGGTAAACATGGATAAGAACCAACTCAAACACATCATTAAGGAAGAATACCATAATGTTAAATCATTTATGGAAGACAAATATGGATTCACACCTGAGTTAGGTAAAGTGATTTCTAATCCTTACGCAAAGTCATTTGTAAACGAAGTATCTGAACCTGAAGTAATTTCACAATTAAGAGATATAGTTAATAAAAAACAAAACAAAAAAATCAAAGACCCAAAGAGTGGTAAAATGATGAGAGTTGATTTGATGTCAGCTTCAGCAGTAATTGCAGTGTATGACGCTCTAAGAAAACCTAATGTAAAAGCAAACTTCGCATCACAACCTTTACCTAAAATGGTTAATGTCGCATTTAAAGTAGCGAAGGTTAGAAAAGAAAATGTAGCGAAGAACCACGATGGTAAAGCAGCACCATATGGTAGTGGGTATAAAAAAGTAAACGAATTATTAGTGATAGTAGATAAGTTTGATAAAAACAAACAAGACTATGGTAAAATCTATTACCGAGATGGTGGTAACAGACCAGGCGATGGTGATATTAAAAAAGCAAATAAAGAGTTAGAAAAGTTAAGTAAGAAACACAAAGGTTTAACTCTTGTATCAATTGGTAGAAATAGTAAGATGTATGATGTAAATAATCCACGAGAATCAGTAAATGAAGGATATGGTCCTTTCATAAAAGCTAAAAATCTTACTGATATTATTAAGTTATCAAAACAAAAGAAAAACGCAACATTCTATGTAACTGATGATAATAATTCTCGTATCGGTTCTTTCTATCTAAAGAATGGTAAGTTTGCAAAAGCAACTACTGCAAACCCTAATTACGATTTACAAAGAAACAAAACAAAATTAAAAGATAGAAGTGATGTAATCTACAAATACAAAGTAGATGAATCAGTAAACGAAGCTGATATTACTGTTGGTGGTAAAGAATATAATCTTAAAAAATCAGGTAGTAAAATTACTTTAATTAATAAAAAATTATCAGCTGATAAGTTTATATTTAGAAATACTAAAGAATTTAAAGATTGGGCAGATGACCAAGTAGAACCAATTGGTGGAACACAATCATCTCATTTTGGTATAAATGAAGCTAAATACAAACATACTTACAAATCTATAACTGACCAACAAAAAGATTTAAAAAGAATATTTCCAAGTGGTCACCCAAGAGTTAGTGTAAAAGCATATCACGATATGAATCCACAAGGTAAAATGAAAACCTCTTATGTAGAAATAGAAGGTCCATCATCATATGTTGACGCATACAAAAAAATGGCATTCAATGGTAAAGGAACTATGTCTGATGTTATTAAGTTTGTAGAAAAGAACGAATCACTAAATGAGGCGTTTCTTGTTGCATATGGAAAAAGAGAAGGTAATAAATCTATCAAACCTGCATTCGCAGCTTACGCCGATAAAAAGATGGCTCAAAAGTTTATGGCTGATATGAAAAAGGATGGGTATAAAGTAATGATGACCCAAAAGAAAATCAAAGGTATTGATGAATCAGTAAACGAAGGTGTATTTTCTAATTTAGACCTAATCAGACAAAATTCTAAAGACGCAAGAGATTTTATCAAGAATGTATTTAAAGATGATGATTTTAAAGATATGAAAAACGATAGAGAGTTTTTAAAGTATCTTAAATCTATCTACGAAGGATTTGCAAGTGACGCACAAAGAAGAGCAGCATTTGCAAGTGGATATAAAGCAAAAGGTAAAAAAGGTAAGAAAAAAGAATCAATAGAAGAATATGATGTAGAAAATTACCAAGACGTAAAAGAGTTCATAGAATTTATGAAAGAATACGAAAAAGATATTTACGCATTAAATCCTACTATAAATGAAGCAGAGTATCAAGGTCGTGATGTTAAACTTGGTAAGATAATGCAGGGTGATGTTAAAAAGTTTAAAGTTTATGTCAAGAACCCAAAAGGTAATGTAGTAAAAGTAAACTTTGGTCACAAAGGTAAAGGTGGTGAAAAAACCATGAGAATCAAAAAGTCTGACCCTGCAAGAAGAAAAGCATTTAGGTCAAGACACAACTGTGATAATCCAGGCCCAAGACATAAAGCAAGATATTGGGCTTGTAGAACTTGGTAATTACATTCATTAAAAATAAAATCATATTTATATAATATAAAGTTAATTAGTTATGAACATTATACAAACCTATCAGTGTAAGAAGACTGACAAGTTGGACGACCTTACACTACTCACACAATTTTTAAGTGTTTTAAAGTTAAAACGATTAAATCCAAATTCAAAAGTAATTTTTTATACAGATTCAGAAACTAAAAAATTATATGATGAGTTTGATATTTTAAAAGTTTACGATGAAATCAATACTGAACTTCTTGATAACTTTGATAGTAGTAAAATAAACTACGATATGTTTTGGGCAACGCCTAAAATGTCTGTTATGGAAGTACAAACAGAACCTTTTGTAATAGTAGACGTGGATATGGTAATACATTTACCATTGGTAGAAAACTTAGGTGATAAGAATTTAGATATTTTCTTTTTTCACCCTGAAACTCCAGCACAATATCCATTTCCTACTTTAATTTCTAAACCAAAAGGTTTTGAATGGTCTGATGACGAATTGATTGGGTTCGCAAATACACTACCTTTTAATTGTGCTATATTAGGATTTAACAATATACCATTTTGTAAGAAATATGTAAAAAGGTATTTTGAATTTGTTAATAACAATAAAGGTACGGTTATAAAAAGAGATGAATTAAGTTATCTTCATCAATACGGACCACAAGTTACAGCAGAACAATGGTTATTACCTGCAATGGTTTACTTAGAAAACTTTAAACCAATTGGAAGTAATATTGACCAATACAATATAAAAACTGTTTCACTATCGGATTCAATTGCTACACCGTTTAGATTCATGCACCAAATGCACAATATGGGTCAAGACGTAATAATTCAAGAAATGAATAAAAATGTTTTTCATCTATGGGGTGCAAAGACATTTTATGAAAAAGAAAGATATGAGGCATGGGATAGAATTAAAAAGAGTGTAATAGAATCAGTTATGTTTGAAATAGAACAAAATCACCCTAAAACACATTTTGATATATTGGAAAAATTGGAAGAATATTGTAGAGATATACCAAAAGTAACTAATTAATTTTTTTTTCATATTTATATTAACAACAATAATTTTTAAAATAGGTAAATTATGGTAACATTCTTAATTATTTTAGGTATATTAGTCGCGGGAGCGGGAGTATACTATTACTTTTACAAAACAGGTAAAATCAATGATAGAGACGGGGATTATATTCCTGATGAAGTTGAAGACACTGTTGAAGACGTAAAAGAAAAGGCGACTAAAGTTAAGTCTGAGGTCAAAAGAAGAGCTAAGAGAATAAAAGAAGAACTTAGTGATGTTGCAGATGCAGTAAAAGAGGTTGGTAAACAATCAAAAGATGTTGTAAACGCAGCAAAAGGAACTAAAAGAAAAGGAAGAAAGCCTTCCTCAGGTAAATCAAAAGCAGGGAGTCCCAAAATGAAATCATCAGGTTCAGGTTCAGGTAAAGGATACGGTGCTAAGAAGTCTTCAGGTTCAGGTAGAGGACGAGGAAGAAAATCTTCAGGTTCGGGTTCAGGTAGAGGTTCTAAAAAGTAAACGCCGAAAGGCATAGGAGAATTTCTATATGAAAAAGTTTGTAAGTAATATACAAACTCTTGTAATTTTTGTTCTCATCATTTTAGTTTTAATGAAAACTTGTGGTGGTCCATCTAATGTAAATGAGGTGGAAAAAATTGTAACAAAAATTGAAACGAGATATGATACTTTGGAAGTAGAAAAAAAAGTCTACGTTCCAAAGTATACCACTCGTGTTGTAACAAACACGGTAACAGATACCGTAGTTTTAAAATCTAAAATAGATACTCTTGAAATCCTAAAAGATTATTATAGTAAATACGTTTACAAAGACACTTTAAAATTAGATTCTTTAGGTTACATTACTATCGTAGATACAATTACACAAAACAAGATATTCAGTAGAAACTTTGATTCACAAGTATTGATACCAACCACTACAATAACAAATGATATTTATTTAAACAAAGCAAAGTTTTTTGGTGGTGTTAGTATTGGTGGTAATAAAACACAAATAAACTTTTTATCAGGTGACCTTCTCTACAAATCTAAATCAGACAATGTTTATGGTTTGGGACTTGGTGTAAACGAAAACCTTCAACCAATCATAACAGGTAGACTGTATTGGAGAATAAGACTTAAGAAGGATAAAAAGTAAATGTATGACCAAACCTCTAAAACAAATCATAAAAGAAGAGTACATTAAATGTGCTAAAAATCCTGTATACTTTTTCAAAAAGTATTGTTATATCCAACATCCTTCCCGAGGAAAAATTCTTTTTAATTTATACGACTTTCAAGAAACCCTAATGGATGATTTTAGAGAAAACAGATTTAATGTTATTCTAAAATCAAGACAGTTAGGTATATCAACACTATCAGCAGGATATTCCCTTTGGTTAATGTTGTTTCACGAAGACAAAAATGTTCTTGTAATCGCAACAAAACAAGAAGTTGCAAAAAACCTTGTAACAAAAGTTAGATTCATGCACCAAAACTTACCATCATGGTTAAGAGGTGGAACAGAAGAAGATAACAAACTATCACTAAGACTTAAAAACGGTTCTCAAATAAAAGCAACATCTGCAGCAGGTGACGCAGGTCGTTCTGAAGCATTATCACTATTGGTAATTGATGAAGCAGCGTTTATTGACAATGTAGAATCAATTTGGACAGCATCTCAATCTACATTATCAACAGGTGGTGGTGCAATTGTATTGTCAACTCCAAATGGTGTTGGTAATTGGTTTCACAAAGTTTGGTTACAGGGAACAAGTGGTGACCAATGGAATCCAATAGAGTTACATTGGAGTGTACATCCTGAAAGAAATAAACAATGGAGAGAAGAACAAACAAAACTTTTAGGTGAAAAGGGAGCAGCACAAGAATGTGATTGTGACTTTATTTCTTCAGGTTATACAGTAGTAGAAGGTACAACATTAAAATGGTATGAAGAAACTCATGTAAAAGACCCTGTTGAAAAAAGAGGATTTGATGGTAACTATTGGTTATGGGATTACCCTAACTATACAAAAGATTATGTAGTTGTAGCAGACGTTGCAAGAGGTGACTCTACAGACTACTCTGCGTTTCACGTTTTTGATGTTGAGAATGTAGAACAAGTAGCAGAATATAAAGGAAAGATTGAAACCAAACAATATGGTGCATTTTTAACATCTATCGCAAGTGAATGGAACAATGCGATGTTAGTTATTGAAAACGCAAATATTGGATGGGCAGTTATACAAGAGGTTATTGATAGAAATTATCAAAACCTATATTATTCATATAGAGAACTTGGATATATTGATGAAGATATTCATTTAAGAAAAGGGTGGGACTTGAAAAGAAAAGATGATATGGTGCCTGGATTTTCTATGACATCAAGAACAAGACCACTTGTTATATCTAAGTTAGATACATATATGAGAGAAAGAACACCAATAATTCGTTCAAAAAGATTAATAGACGAATTGTTTGTATTTATATGGAACGGTTCACGTGCAGAAGCACAAAGAGGGTATAATGATGATTTAGTTATATCGTTCTCAACAGGTTTGTGGGTAAGAGATACCGCACTTAAACTTAGACAACAGGGAATGGATTTAACAAGAACAACATTGAACCATATTAAGAAGAACCAACCAGGCGTCTATAGTAATCGTAACCTTGGACATGACCCTTGGAAACAGAAAGATATACACGGAAAAGACCAAGATTTAACTTGGTTACTATAAAATTTGGATATAAACTATTTTTTTTGTATATTTATAGATTGTAGACGTATACAATATAATTAGAAAACATAATTATGGCAGATAAATCATTATTTGGTAGATTAAAAAAACTATTTAACACTCAAGTTGTAGTTCGTAGAATCGGTAAAGGTAGAACACAAACTATTGACACTCAGAGATTACAATCTCAGGGTAACCTTAGAGGTTCTTCTTATTACGATAGATTTGGTAGATTACATACCACACGAAGACATTGGGAAACATACAATAATCAGTTTAACTACCACTCAAATAAATTAGAATTATATACAGATTATGAAGCGATGGATAAAGATTCAATCATCGCATCTGTATTAGATATTTACTCAGATGAATGTACCCTTAAAAATGATATGGGTGACGTTTTAAGAATCAAGAGTAATGACGAAAATATAAAAAAGATATTACACAACCTTTTCTATGATGTACTAAACATTGAGTTTAACCTTTGGTCTTGGATTAGAGGTATGAACAAATATGGTGATTACTTCTTACACTTAGATATAGAAGAGGGAGTGGGTATTGTTAATGCTTCACCACTGTCGGCATATGAACTTGAAAGAGAGGAAGGATTCAATCCTGAGAATCCGTATGAGGTTAGATTTAAGTTAGGTGCAGCGGGAGCCGCACATGGTGTTGCAGCTAATAGACCTGATGACTACTTTGAGTTTTATCAAGTAGCACATTTTAGACTTATGGCAGACACAAACTTCTTACCATATGGTCGTTCACTATTAGAAGGTGCAAGAAAGACTTGGAAACAATTAACTCTTATGGAAGACGCTATGATGATTCATAGAATTATGAGAGCACCTGAAAAGAGAATATTTAAAATTGATGTAGGTAACATTCCACCTAACGAAGTCGATAATCACATGAGAAGTATTATTGACCAAATGAAGAAAGTCCCTTACCTTGACCAAAATACAGGTGATTACAATTTGAAGTTTAATCTTATGAATATGTTAGAAGATTACTACTTACCTGTAAGAGGTGGTCAAAGTGGTACTGAGATTGATTCTTTACAAGGAATGGAGTTTGGTGGTATTGATGATATTGAATACCTAAGAAACAGAATGATGGCAGCACTTAAAGTTCCAAAAGCATTTATTGGATATGAAGAAGGTGTTGAAGGTAAAGCAACTCTTGCACAAGAAGATATTAGATTCGCAAGAACTGTTGAAAGATTACAAAAGATTATTCTTTCAGAATTAACTAAAATAGCAATTGTTCATTTATATTCACAAGGATATGAAAATGCAGACTTAGTTAACTTTGAATTAGAACTTACTAACCCATCTATTATATACGAACAAGAAAAAGCAAATCTTTGGTCTGAAAAAGTATCACTCGCAAGTGATATGAAAGATTTAAGAATGGTATCTCAAGAATGGGTATACAAAAACATCTTCAATATGTCTGATGATGAATGGAAGACTGAACAAGCTAAAGTTATCAGAGACCTTAAGTTAGGATTTAGACACGAACAAATAGAATCCGAAGGTAATGACCCTGTTAAGTCAGGTGAATCATTTGGAACACCACATGACCTTGCCACGATACAACAAAATGGTGATGGTGAAGAACAAGGTGATGGTGGATTCGGTGAAAACAAAGGTGGAGCACCTGAAGGTGGATTTGAAGGAGCGGGTAGACCAAAACATTCAGGTACATATAAAACTGATGATGACCCATTTGGTAGAGACCCACTCGGAAATAAATCAAATAGACCAAAAGCAAACTCTACATATAGTAAAAATAAGATGTCGCCACTTGCGTATGAAGAAAAACAAAGGATGGACGCATCTCTTTCAAAACTAAAGAGAAAAACTAAAAAAGTTATCTTAGAATCTTTGAAAGACGACACCCAAAGTAATGATGAGGGTGGACTGTTAGACGAGAAGAATTTAATAGATGACACGATTTAGATTATTTTTAGATATTTATATTGTAGTTGTTAGTAATTAAGGTAGAAAAATGGGAAAATTAAAACATAGTAAATTTAAGAATACGGGGATTCTGTTTGAGTTATTAGTCAGACAAATCGCCTCTGACACTTTGTCGGATAACACTTGCTATGCAACTAAGATTATACAAAACCACTTTAGAAAAAGTTCTCAATTAGCAAGAGAACTTAAGTTATATCAATCACTTACAAAAGAAAACTTTGATTCTCAGTATAAAGCTCAAGAGTTTTTAAATATTATTTTAAAAGAAAGAGCTAAATTAAATGAAAGTGTACTTAGAAGAGAAAAGTATAACTTAATAAAGTCTATAAAAGATTCATATATTATAGAAGACTTTTTTAAATATAGAGTTAGTAATTATAGAGAAATGGCATCAGCGTACAAATTATTTGAAAACGTAGAGTCAGTATCTCCTAAAGAATATGTAGATTGTAAAAATACGATATTTGAAGCAATAACTACAGATAAAGTTGTAATCAAAGAAGAAGTTGTAAGTGAAGAATATTCTAAACAACCAAAAGAAGTTAGACTATTAGCATATAAATTTTTAGTAGATTCATTTAACTCTAAGTATTCAGGTTTAAGTGAATCACAAAAACTTATTTTAAAAAATTATATCAATAACATTGATAATTCAGATAAATTAAGAAAGTTTGTAGTTTCAGAAGTTGCAAAACTTAGAAGAGAACTAAAGTCAATTAAAATCTCAGATAAGGTTACTAAAATAAAATTAAATGAAACTGTAAATTTAATTAGTGAACTTACTAAAAATAAAGTAATTAATGAAAATCAAATCCTCGCACTTTTAAGATATCATCAATTACTTCAAGAGTTAAGGAGAAAATAATGTCTAAATTTTTACTTGAACAACTCGATAAAAAATTTACAGAGTTAGAAGAAAAGAAAACTGTCTTACTTGGACAAGATGAAGAAGAAGAGACTAAAGAAGAAGCAAACGTTACAGGTAATTTAGATGGTGGAGCAGGTCCACCAAAAACTCCTTACGCATTTGCCAAGTCAGAAGATGATATGGACGATGAACATATAGAAGTTCTTGGATACAAAAAATCAAAGAAGACAAATAAGAATATCAAAAAGATGGAATCTGTTGAATCCAAGTTAGAAGAGAAATTAGAAAACTTGATTGAAGCAAGTTACCGTGATTATAAAAAAGATGAGTCAATGAAAGCTCATCAAAAAGTAAACAACTCAATCAAAGAGATTAACAGATTGATGTGGGAAATTACCAAGATTGTAAATCAAAATTCAAAGTTAAAAAACGAAATGGGTGTATCTAATGAACAGTATTGGAAATCTACAACAAAAAGATTTGGAAAGATTTCTGAAAGAATGTTAAAAGTAGCACGTAAGTTAAGAGAATTGAGTTCGTAATATGTCTTGTGGATGTAATGAAAATAAAAAGATGACCTTGAAAGAGGAGTTGGAAGTAAGTGATATCCAACAAATCAGAAAACTAATTCGACATGAATTAGCAAGAGTATTCTTTGATTTATATCGTAAGAAAAAAACATGGGAAGGTTAGATGAAACAACTATTAATTGATACAATGTTATTTGAAGTAACTCCTACTATGTTAAAAGAGTCTAAGGACAAATATGGTAGATTTATGGTAAAGGGTGTTTTACAAAGAGCAAACGCTAAAAACCAAAATGGTAGAGTATACCCAAAGGATATTCTAAAAAGAGAAGTTACCAAGTACATGGGTAGAGAAGTAAAAGAGAATAGAGCATATGGTGAACTTGACCACCCTGAATCATCAGTTGTTGAATTGAAAAATACATCTCATATCGTAAGAGATGTTTATTGGAGAGGTGATGATGTTATGGGTACAGTTGAAATCCTTAACACTCCAACAGGAAAAATATTACAAGAAATAATAAACGCTAAATGTACAGTTGGTATTTCATCAAGAGGAATGGGTTCTGTAAAACAAATCAGTGAAGATGGTACAGTAGCAGTAGAACAAGACTTTGAATTGATTTGTTGGGACTTTGTATCTAACCCATCAACACATGGAGCATTTATGTCACCAAGGAATGAAGGTGTAATAAATGAAGGGATTAGCAAAAAACAAGATACTTATAGATATAATAAAGCACAAAACATTATGAGAGATATTATCTGCGAAGTTGGTGGATATTGTGAATGTTTTTAGATAGGGATTAATTATGAAATTAAAAAACTTACTTAACGAATCAACTAAATCTTATAAAAGGTTGAATATCGGTGAAGAAGAACAAGAAAAGAAAATGACTTCTGAAGAAAAAAGAGCGTTTCTTGAAGCAGTATCTGCATATAAAAAATTTGGTGAAACAATTTATCGTAATGGTGACCTTATGGAAACATATACAGCCATTAAAGGTATTGTTGAAAACGCAAACAAAGTAACACTTGAAGAGACAGGTGATTGGTTTGATAGAGTTACAGTAAATAGACACATGAAATCTATGAACGAATCTTTCAAAGTTTTCCAAAAGACTTTAACAGAAGTTCATACCCTACAACAAAGATTGGAGTCCACTTATGATGAAATCGGTGAAGTACTTTCAAAGTATTATGAAATTAAAGAAGGAAATGAATTCGGTGCTGCAAGAGCTAAAGCAATCGCTCAAGGAAAAGATGAATTTGAAGTAGACGGAAAGAAATATCCTGTAAAGTCAGTTGACAAAGATGATAAAGAAAACGCAAAAGAATTTACAAATGAATCTAAATCAATGAAATTAAAGGACCTAATAAAATGATTAAATTAAAAGAACTAATTAACGAATCGTTTGGTGTAGGTCAACTACCATCTGAAAAACTAATGAAGATGAAAGTATCAGCTAAAGATATGATGGATTCAGTTAATCCTAAATCAGTCAAAAGTGAAACTAAAGTAAATGAAGGATACTCTACTGAAGAAAAAAGAATCGTAATGATGGCAGTTAGAAAGATTGCTAAATATATGAACAGAGACCTTAAAACTGCATTAGGTTATGTAATCGGTGCAGCAGAAGAACTTAAAAGAAGTGGTAAGGTAAAGTAATGGACAAAGCAGAAATCCTACAAGACATATCAGTAGACCTTTCTTTCATGTATAAGAAAGCACTTAAGAACATAAATAAGTTAGACCCTAAGACAAAAAAAGAATTTGCAAAAGCATTTGTTGAGTTCAAAGAAAAAGTTGATGATTTATCATCATAAATAATTTCATTAAATTTATTTTCATATTTATAGATACCTATCCAATTGATAGGTATTTTAATTTTTATATATGTCAAAAAGATTCAAAAAAGTAAGAAGAGAGGCCATGATTGTACCTGGCCGTTTTAGAGCAGCAAAAGTGGTGAATGGAAATATCGAAGCAGCACTTAGATTTTTTAAAAGACAAATGAAAGATTCAGATGTTTTACAAGAAGTTAGAGATAGACAAGAGTTCATAAAACCCTCAGCTGTAAAAAGAAGACAAAAACAACAAGCAATCAGAAAAGAATACATTAGACGGTTAAGAGAAGAAAATTAAATGGTAAACACTTTATCGTTTTCAAAACTTCTACCATATTTATTACCGACTAAATAACACACCCCAATGTGTGTTCACACTAAATAATAGTAAAATCACTATTAAGATTCCAAATAATCTTACTATCCAAAAATTTAATTAAGGAGAAACAGTATGGCTAAATCTGATTTATTAAAAGAGGCTATCGCTGACGCAAAAGCAGTAAAAGAAACTGCATTAGCAAACGCAAAGATGGCTTTAGAAGAAGCCTTCACTCCAAAACTTCAATCAATGTTATCTCATAAGATTGCAGAAGAATTAGAAGAAGAAGATGAAATGTCTGAAGAAGAGGAAAACTCAAATGAAACGTATGAAACGTATCATAACGAAGAGGAAGAATCTAATGAAGATATGAAATCTGAAGAAGAAGATTCTGTATCTGAAGAAGATGAAATGAAATCTGAAGAAGATGAAATGAAGTCTGAAGAAGACGAAATGAAATCTGAAGAAGACGAAATGAAATCTGAAGAAGATGAAATGAAATCTGAAGAGGAAGAAGTAGAAGAAGAATTAGATTCAGAAGAGGAAGACAAAGTAAAAGACATCGTAGACGATGAAATGGATTCTCACGAAGACGAAATGCATGACGAAGAAAAAGAAGAAGGTCCTGCAGACGAAAACGTAGAAGAAAATGAACTCGAAGAAGATGAACTTGACTTAGAATCTGTAATCGCTGAATTAGAAGCTTCACTTACTGAAGAAGAAGACGTTGATGAAAATGAAGTTGACGAGGAAGAAGAAGTAAAAGAAGAATTAGACTCATCTGATATTGGTGATGGCGAAAACGCTGAACCATCTGATGACGCAGCCGATTCATCTGACATTGAAAACGATGACGAGTTAAACATTGATGAAATCATTGAAACTCTAAAAGAAATGGCAGACGATAAGGTTGAAGAAGAAGAATCAGAAGAAGAAGAAGTATCTGAAGAAGATATGAAGGATGAAGAAATGGACCCAAACAAGAACGAAGAAGAGTTGGAAGAAGCTTACAAGACTATCGAGTCTTTAAGAAACACTATCAACGAAGTTAACTTGTTAAACGCGAAATTACTTTATACTAATAAATTATTCAGAACTTTTGACTTGAACGAGTCACAAAAAGTAAAAGTTATCGAGAATTTTGATAGAGCAGGAAACTTAAGAGAAGTTAAACTTGTATTTGCTACATTAGGTGAAAACTTAAACGTTGCAAGAAAAAAGAAAACTGTGGTTAAAGAAGGAAGTGCTTCAAAACCAACTAAGAGTTCGGCTCCAAAAAAATCAATAATCTCAGAAGGTAACGAGGTTGCTGACAGATTTAAGAAGTTAGCAGGTTTAATAAAATAATTTAAAATAGAAGGAAAAGTAAAATGAACACACAAAGTTTACTTAATGAATCCGCTGGATTTAACAAGCAAATGTCTGAAGAGGCAAAAGGACTTGTATCCAAGTGGGAAAAGACTGGCCTTTTAGAAGGTATCGAGTCTGACTTTGAGAGAAGTTCTATAGCTACACTTTTAGAAAACCAAGCAAGAGAACTTGTAAAAGAAGCATCTTCTACAGGTACATCAGCAAACTCTGAAGAGTGGGCAGGTGTAGCTCTACCATTGGTACGAAGAATTTTCAGTGAAATCGCTGCAAAAGAATTCGTTAGTGTACAACCTATGAACTTACCATCAGGTCTTGTATTCTACTTAGACTTTAAGTACGGTACAGCACAGCCAGGATTTGAAACTGGCGCAGGTAAAGATTCACAAACTGACTCAGTATTCGGTATCACCGAAACTGCAAGTGAAGCAAGTGAAGGTCTTTACGGAGCGGGTAGATTTGGTTACTCAATCAATGACGTAGCATCATCAGCATTAGATATTGCAGCATCATTATCTGACGCAACTAAATTTATCTCAGCATCAGTTAACCTAAATACAGGTGGAACTGAATATGATTATGATTCTTCATTCTCAGCATCAATTGCAGCAGCAGGACACGGTGCATTAATCGTTAAAGTATCTGCATTAACTTCATCAATCTCAGGATTCGATAAAGAAGGTGTAAGAGGATTTGAAGTATCAGGTTCAGGTGTTGCAGAACACTATCCAGCATTTACTAAACTATCAGGTGCAAACATTAGCGCACTTATTAGAATCTCAGCAGCAGATACTGCAGTAGATAAATTAGTAATCAAGTATCACAAACAACCAACTGACATCACAAGAGGTGACTTCGAGCAATCTGATTTCGCATCAAACGGTGGTGTAGGTGCAGACTTAGGTATTCCTGAGTTGAATGTTGAATTAAGAAGTGTTCCAATTGTAGCTAAAACAAGAAAGTTAAAAGCACAATGGACTCCTGAATTCGCACAAGACTTAAATGCATACCACTCAGTAGACGCTGAAGCAGAATTAACTTCAATGTTATCTGAATACATTTCTCAAGAAATCGACTTAGAAATCTTAGATATGTTATTGGAAAATGCATTAACTACAGGACATTGGTCAGCAAGAATCGGATATTCTTGGAATGGTTCAGGTTTCACATCAAGTGGTCTTAACGCGGCAGTTGAGAGATATACTCAACAACAATGGTTCCAAACTTTAGGTACTCAGTTACAGAGAGTTTCTAACCAAATCCACGCGAAGACTATGAGAGGTGGAGCAAACTTTATGGTAGTATCTCCTGATGTAGCTACAATCATTGAGTCAATTCCAGGCTTCCATAGTAATGGTACAGGAAACGAAATGAACTTCGCATTTGGTGTAAGCCAAGTAGGTTCTTTCGCGAATAGATACCAAGTATACAAAAACCCATATATGAAAGAGAACGTAATCCTATTAGGATTCAAAGGTTCACAATTCTTGGAAACAGGTGCAGTTTACGCTCCATACATTCCGTTAATTATGACTCCTCTTGTATATGACCCAACTAACTTCACGCCAAGAAAAGGTGTAATGACACGTTACGCTAAACAAATGGTGAGAGGTGAGTTCTATGGTAAGGTTCTTGTACATGGACTTGAAGTAATTGGATAATATTTAATTATTTAATTCTCATTAAATTAAGGGTAACTTCGGTTACCCTTTTTTTATGCCCTATACTACTTATATTAAAGAGTTATGTAAGTTATTATTCATTAATAAGGATAGTGCATGCCAGAAAATACGAATAAAAGGGTACCAAAGGGAGCAGTTAAATATAATATAACTCTTTCAGAAGAACAGAAACTCGCAAAATCAGAAATAAGAAATCATCCATTTAATTTTATATTAGGAAAAGCAGGAAGTGGTAAAACACTATTAGCAGTACAGATATCATTAGATTGTTTTTTTAAACGAGAAGTAAATAAAATAGTAATTACAAGACCAACTATATCAAATGAAGATAATGGATTCCTTCCTGGCTCATTAGATGAAAAAATGGAACCATGGTTAGTTCCAATTAGGTCTAATATGAGAAAAGTTTACAATAAACCCATTATATTAGAAAAGATGGAAAAGAATCAAGATATAGAATTGGTATCTTTATCACACTTTCGAGGAAGAACTTTTGATAGTTCAATAGTTATAGTAGATGAGTTCCAAAATCTAAATAAACAACAGTTAGCAATGGTTTTAGGTCGTTTAGGTAAAAACTCAAGAATGATGTTGTGTGGCGACCCACAACAAATTGATTTAAAATTTACAAATGACTCTGCTGTTCATGAAGTTCATAAACTAAAAGATTCAGAGTTTGTTTATAGTGTAAACCTAAAAGATAATCACAGACATGAGTCGTTAGATAACGTTCTTAAACTGTTATTTTCTTTTGAATAACGATTTAGAAAAATAAAACAATATTTATATAACGTAAACGTTAATTATTGGAGATATAAATGTCATTTGACTACACAGGTTCATTTAGTGGTTCGTTCACAGGTAATTTAATATCAACAAATGGGGTAATATCTTCCTCGGCTCAATTGCCAAGTGGGATTTTATCATCATCTGTACAATTACCGAGTGGAATAGTGTCCTCATCAGGACAAATAAACTATAATACTATTAGTAATAAACCAACTACTATATCTGCATTCCAAAAAAACTCCATAACCGCAAATAACGCATTTAGACAAACAACATTTCCATCCGTATCATCATCAATTGGTACAAGATTAACTACTTTAGAAGGTGCAACAGACAATACAGGGTCAGAACAGACACTATCATTTAATGATGGTACAAACGCACTAAGTATTTCAAATGGAAATACAGTAGATTTATCAACACTTGCAGGTGGCGGTGGTGGTGGAGCAGGATTAAACATAACAGCATCAGATGAAGGAACTCCATTAAGTAAAATAGTTCGTAGTTTTGACTTTGTAGGTAACGCAGTTACAGCAACTAACGCAGGTAACGCAGTTACGGTAACAGTAAATACAGGTTCACTACAATTACCAAGTGGATTAATCTCATCTTCAGCACAATTAGGAAGTATTTCATCATCAGCACAGATAGCAGATGATATATCAGGTTCATTATCAGCAAATGCGATTGTAGGTTTAGGAGCAGGGATTGTTTCAAGTTCAAATCAAATATTACCAATAGTAACTTCAAGTATTACTGACTTCCCAACGGAAGTTTCAAGGTCAGCAGCATCGTTTGGATTTGGAACAGGTGGTGGTTCAACTGACATAACAGCATTAAATAATTTTACGGGTTCTGCAAACACAAGTATTACGGCACTAAACACATTTACGGGTTCTGCGATTTCAAACAATCAAACTTCGTCAATGACAGTAGCAACTGCATCATACGCACTATTCGCAGTGTCCGCGTCTCATGAAATTACAACAGAAGTTAGTTCATCTCACTCAATAAACGCAGATACAGCATCATTTGTGATAGGTCATGTACAAACTTCCCAAACAAGTTCAATGTCTGTAGCAACTTCATCGTTTACAACAGGATTTTCAATTTTTAACGGAAATAGAGTAATATCTAACACAAGTCTACCTGTAGGAGTTTACAATACTAACGCAGGAACAAGTGGTTCGTTAACACAATTTATAGAAAAGGTATTTTTCCCAAATACAGTACCATCAATCACAACAAATGGATTTACAATCGGTGAATTCGTAGCAAGTGGTTCTGAAATCGGAACAGCAACAGCAACAGACGCAGAAGGACAAAGTATTACATTCCAAGCAGCAAGTTCTTACTCAGATAACTTCTTTAAGATAGCAAGTAATGGAAAAATAACTCTAAATACTAAATCAACATCATCAATGAACACTGATAATACGCCAGGTAGTGGTTCTCACGCATTTCCTATAGAAGCCGTAGATACATTCGCAGGTGTTGGTTCTAAAACAATATACATAAGGGTAACTCCTAATACCGCTCCTAAATGGAGACAAACATCAGTAGGTGGTTCAATAGTGACAACGTTTACACAATCACTAAATGAAAATTCTGTAGCAGCGAATAATAAAGTTAGAGTTTATTTCACTGACGCAGAAAGTGACACTATAACAATTGGAAGTGGTTCAGCATTTGTAAGTTCAAGTTTTTCATTTACTAAAGCAAGTACATATGTTCAACTAAATCAGATAACTTCTTCATTAGATTATGAAGTTACCCCAAAATATGAATTCGTTTTAACAGCAAGTGATGAACATTATGGAAGTGGTGATGATACTGAATCAATTACTTACTTACCATTCCAAGTAGCAGTAGTTGATAACGTTGGTCCAACTGTAAATGACCAAACATTAGGAAGTATCAATGAAAATACGACAGATGGTGCAAGTGTAGGTTCAATAACTGCAACAGACCCAACAGGTGATACAATAACATTTAGTAATTTTACACTAAAAGAAGCAAATTTAGATGGTGGTTCAAATATTACATCATCTTTAGGTGGTAATTCATTATATGACCCACACTCAGACCCATTCCAATGTAGTTCTGCAGGTGCAGTAACAAGAAAGAATGGAGTTTATCTAAATTCTGATGTAGCAAATAGATATTTTTATCAAGTAACAGTAAAAGACGCATTTAACTCAACATCTGATACAGGTTTAATTAGAATTAACATCGATGATGACGCCGCAACTTCAATAACTGACAATTGGGATAATTTATATATCATAGAATCCGCAACAAGTAGTGCAGAAATAAAAATTAGTTCAAATGGTAGAACAGGAACAAGTGCATTATGGTCATCAGGAGTATCTCAAAGATGGGAAGTTAAATCAACAGGAAATTTAATTTCATTATCATCTACAACAGGTTCAAGTGCAACTTTAAGATTAGCAAGTAACCTAAGTGGTTCAGCATATACAAGTGGAAGTACAATTTCAGTAGAATTAACCGCATCAGAAAATGGATTTGAAACAACTAAACAATTTGTAAATCAAGATATAGCAGTTGTTATTAATAACGCACCTGTACCAAGTTTCAGTAACACATCTGCAAACTTAAATACAAATGGTGCAAGAAGTGGTAGTACAATTACAACAATATCTTTTACAGATACAGAAAGTGATTCACTAAATCATGGTTCATTTACATTTACAGACCCAAGTGGTCAATTAAACGCATATAAATCTGGCGATACTTACTTAGTACAACCAAAAAATAATTTAAGTGGTTCCGCTTATCCAATGACCGCATCTATAAAAGATACTCATGGATTTAGAGTAGGTACTACTAAACATAGTGTAACAATCGCATCAGCACCAAATGGTACTTTAACTACAAATGGTACATTTAGAATAATAGAGAGTGCAGAAAGTGGAGCACATATAAAAATTAACGCTGATGGTAGAACGGGAACACAAGGTGACTTAGGAGTTACTTACTCACCTCAATATAATTCCGCAGCAGTACAAGCATTTACTTCATCTAACGCAGCCATAGCAGTAAACAGTAATGGTAAACTAACAATAGGTGTAAATATAAGTGGTTCAAGTACAGGTAGTGGTGATACAATTACATCAACTATATCATATCAAGACCAATTTAATAATATAGGTTCAGACAGTATATCAGTAAGTGTAGTTGCAAATCAAGCTCCAACAGCAACATTTAGTGAGATTGGTGCAAACATGACTGCGTCGATTTCAAGTGGAACAGGATTAGTAAGTATGTCAATATCTGATACAGAATCCGATACACCGTTTTCCGCTTCATTTGGTGGACCAAACGCAGGAAACTTACAATTTGTACCACAAAACGCAAATTCATCGTCATACGTCATTAAAACAACGGGTACGATAAGTTCGGGTGTAACATATAGTTATACAGCATCAGTACACGATAACTTTGACAAATCAACATCATACAAAAGAACAATAACACTTCTTGACCCTGTAGCAAAAACATATGTTTACGGTTGGGATGGTGGTTCTGCAGCAAGTGAAGCAACAGCAATAGCATCTATGGGTGATAGTGGAGCAGATGGTGTTGATATCGAAGCAGGTTCAGTAATTGCAAAACTACAAAGTGGTTCACTTGGTACAACATTCAGTCCAACATATGTTGGTGGTACAATGTTACTATTTGGAAGTAGTTCAAAAACAACATTATCAGATAGTAACGCAACAGGACTATCAAGTTTCGGATATATAAACTTTAGTAGTGGTGGTTCAAAAAGATTAGTCGTAGTATTCCCATCAGCATCAAATCAGTTTGGGAAACCAAGAAGTATGTATGATGGAGTACCACCTGATGGAACAGGTACAGAAAAAGAATACTATGTATATGCAAAAGACGCCTCAATTCCTGGCACAATTGGAACGGGTGTATATTACTTCGACACTGAAAATGCAGTAGAAGGATATTCAAGATGGGGTATAATATTTGCAGAAGGTGAAAATACAAATAACTCAAGATATTATTTAATGCCTGACTCGGCGTCAGCACCATAAGAAAAGGAAAAGAAATAGATGGCAACAACAGCAGGTGATATTTATGTAAGAAGTGGAGCGTCAGGTTCATTCACGTCAGTACAATATGTACAAGGTGGGTGGATTACTGTAGCATCAGCATCAGACATGAACTCTATTTATCACGATAGACTTAGAGACGGACAGATTGTTTGGGTAGAACATACTGAACAATTATATGTTACAAGAAAGTTTATCGCATTCTCTACGCCAGGATATGGTGGTTCAGATGACTCTGCTTCATTCCATACTACTACCTTAGGTATTTCAGGTGGTGGTGGAGCTGGTGATATTACATCAGTAACAGCAGGAACAGGTTTAAGTGGTGGTGGGGCATCAGGAGCAGTAACACTTAACTTAAATACATCAGACGCAGCATTTATATCAGGTGTAAGTGGTCAATTGACATCATTAAATAATTTTACAGGTTCAGCAAATACAAGTATTACATCATTGAATACTTTTACGGGTTCTGTAATTACAAACAGTATAACAAGTTCTATGACTGTAGCAAGTTCTTCTGTATCAGATAGAGCGATGTTTACAGCACAATGGACATTAGGTGCAGATGGTTCCAATCATTATACATTTACAGGTCATGGTTTAACAGGAGCAGAAAATGACCCAACACTTTATTTAATGAGAGGTCAAAAATATAAATTTATAAATAATATGGGAGCACATCCATTTAGGATTCAATCAACTCCAAATGGTTCAGCAGGTACAGCATATAATGATGGTGTAACAAATAATAACGTTTCAAGTGGAACATTAACTTGGGATGTACAATTTGACGCACCAAGAGTTTTATATTATCAATGTACTTCTCACGCAAATATGGGTGGTGTTATTTATGTACTAAACGCTGATACAGGTTCTGGCGGTAGTGGAACAGGTGGTATATTTACAACTACAGGTTCTTTCAAATCAACTACGAACAGTTTAGATATAACAGGTTCGGTTAGAGTCGGTGACGGTGTTTTAAGATTAAAAGAATTTTCAACTACTCCAACTTATGAAGAAGGTGCAATATTTTATTCAGCATCAAACTTCTACTTTGGGTTAGGAAGTAGTTAATAAAATATAATTACATATTTATATTATGTAAGAAATTGGTTGTGGCTGGTACAATTTGTTGTGTACCAAAGTTGTTTAAAATAATAAATTAATAGGAGAAACAAAATGGCATGGAAAAAAGTCATTGTCTCGGGGTCGGTAGCTAGTTTATCGGAAGTATCAGCATCGGTAGGGTTTAAAGGTAATCTTGTTGGTGCGGTAACAGGTAATGCCACAACCGCGACAACAGCAACTCAAGTTGGGAACAGTTTGACGGTTGACGATTCAACCATCCAACTGAACTCAGGTACCACATACGATGGTGCAGCCGCGAGAACCATTAGTGTAAAAAATAGTGGTATAACACTCGCAAAAATAGCAAATCAAGCAAACAATACGGTTTTAGGTAATGTATCAGGTGGTGCAGCAGCACCAAGTGCATTAACTGCTGCAAATATAAGAACATTAATTAGTGTTGAAGAAGACGCAGATGTAACAGATGCGACTAATGTAGCAGCAGCTGGAGCATTAATGGATTCTGAACTTGCAGAAATCGCAACGGTAAAAGCATTAACAAAAGCAGGAATCTCAGGTTCATTATCATCAACCGCATTAGCAGCATTAGGTGCAGGATTAGTATCATCATCAGCGCAGGTATCTGCATTAGGTGGTGTTCAAGATTCAACAATCACAATAACTGCAGGTAATGGTTTATCAGGTGGTGGTTCATTTACTGTAAATACAGGAAGTAATGGAACTATTTCATTGGCAGTAGGTGTTGATGATTCAACAATCGAACTTAACTCAGACGCACTAAGAATTAAAGATAGTGGTGTTACATTAGCAAAAATAGCAAATCAAGCAAACAACACAATTTTAGGTAATGTATCAGGTGGTGCAGCAGCACCAAGTGCATTGACCGCAGCAAATGTTAGAACACTCATCAATGTTGAGGATGGAGCAGACGTAACAGACGCAACTAATGTAACTTCAGCAGGTGCATTAATGGATTCTGAAGTAGGTGATTTAGCATTGGTTAAAGGATTGTCAAAAGCAGGAATCTCAGGTTCATTTGGAGCAGCAAGTGCATCATTTAGTACAAGAGTAACTGCGAATGACGCGAAGTTAACTGCAAATACATCAAATGTAACTACAGCAGGTGCATTGATGGATTCAGAAGTAACAAACCTTGCATTCGTAAAATCATTAACAGGTGGTATTGCAGAAGGAAATGTCGCACAATTTACCGCAGCTGTAGCAGATAATGATTTCTTAAGAATCGATGGAACAGAAGTAGAAGGTTTATCAGCAACTGAAGTAAGAACTGCATTAAATGTTGAAGATGGTGCAGATGTAACAGATACTACTAATGTAACCGCAGCAGGTGCATTAATGGATTCTGAATTAACTTCACTTTCAGATGTTAAAGCAATTGACCAAGGATTAACTACAACATCTAATGTAACATTTAATAATGTTATAGCAACAGGTAACTTAGATGTACAAGGTACAACCACAACTCTTAATACTACGAACTTAAATGTTGAAGACCAATTTATATTAGTAAATTCAGGTTCAAACTCAAAAGACGCAGGTATTATCTTTGGTGGTACAGGTGGTACTAATCAACAAGGTAAAGCACTTATTTGGGATTATTCTTTCAATAGTAACGATGGTCGTTTAGCAGTATCGACAACAGACGTTGCATGGAATAATACTACCAATTTCGCAGGTGGAACCGCTGGTTATTATGTAGCAGGTGTGTTTATAGGAAGTTTAGAAGACGCCGCGACTGCAAAAGCAGACCATAGAGGTAACATAAGAATAACTTCAGGTGAAATATTCATTTATGTATAATTAAATTAAAAAATTAAGTTATGTCAAATCATAAACAACTTAGAAAAAGTATACAACAACCCCAAAAAGAGACAAACCTCAAGCTTAATAAACAAGAGCTTGAGGTTCTCTTGTTTTTAATATCGAATGGAACCTTCAAGGGTACAGATATTGAAAGAATATATAAATTAGCAGTAAAAATACAAGTAGAACACGATAAATTAAAATAGTTATGAAAGAATATAAAGGTTTAGAAGAAAACGATTTAAAAGTTATACAAATCGCATTAAACAAACTACCAATAACAGGTGCAGAAGCACAGATGATGGTAGGAATCCAACAAAAAATTCAAATGGAGATAGAATTCCTAAAAACTCCAAAAAGAGGTAGACCAAAAAAAGGTGATACAATAATTAAAGGATAATTTTACTTTCTTTTATTTTTTCAATACTTATATAAAAGAAATTAAGTTAAATCTTGGTTGTTGGCCCTCACGGGAAGTGGGCACGAATGTGTTACCAACCGCAAATTAGGATTAGAATATGCCAAATTGGAAAAAACTAATAACATCAGGCAGTAACGCCGTACTGAACGATATCACCGCATCAGGTGAAATACTTATACCACAATATGTTGAACATTTAGATGATACAGATACTAAATTAGGATTTAGTGCAGCTAATACTGTTGTACTTGTAACAGGTGGGTCAACAAGATTAAAAGCAACTAATAGTGGTGTTGAAATTACAGGTACACTTGACGCAACAAAAGAAAAACAAATAATACATACAAATGGTGAAGTAGTAAAAGAAGGTATACTTACCGCATATGTTCCATTTGCAAATATAAACATAATGGATACTGATGTTCAAACGGGTTATTGGCAATATGTTGCTCCCGTAGATGGATATGTAGAAAAAGTAATTGTAAGTCCACATCAAGCAGCAACAAGTGGTACTGTTGGATTACAATGGAAAAATCAAAGTGGTAATATTTCAACCGAAGTAGATGGAACAATATCAGCAACCGCAGGTGTTCCAACAACCTATACTTTTGGTTCATCATATGGTTTTAGTGGTGATGATAGATTAAACTTATTAGTAGATAGAGGTGCATCCGCAAGGTCAAGGGGATTTGGTTTTACGATAATATTAAGACTTGATTTTGTTAGTTAAGGGGTTATTATGGAATTAATACACGGATTACATAAAGATACCTTACTTGAAATCAACGGTAAACTTACTCCAATAAGTAATATATCGATTGGTGACAAAGTTAAAGGTTATGATGTAGAAAATGGTATCTACAGAGACAACAAGGTTGTTAGAGTAGCAACTGAAGAGATACAATCATACTTAAAACTTAAACTTTCAAACGGAACTGAATTAAAAACTTCCGTTGATATAAAAATATTTAAAGATGGTGAATGGGTTTCACCAATCGGTAATACATCATGCGCATCTGACGATTGTAAATGTTCTCATAAATCATTTTTCAATGATATAAAAGTTATTTCCGTAGAATTAGTAGAAGAACCTATAGTAATTAGGAGTATAGAGGTAGAACCTGACCATAATTACTTTGTAGGTGATTTATTAGTACATAACACGGGTCCACAGGGACCAAAAGGTCAAAAAGGACAAAAAGGAACAACAGGTCCCCAAGGTCCTACAGGTCCTCAAGGAGCACAAGGTCCTCAAGGTGCACAAGGTGGTGGTGGTGGTCAAGGTCCTACAGGAGCACAAGGTGCAAAAGGTTCATTAGGTCCAACAGGTCCTC